AGCGTACTTCATTACATTACCGATACAAAAACCAGTTCCATGGCCACCGTCAATTATAAACTCTGTAGCTTGAAACAACTCAGATGAGTAATGACTATTATAAGTTCCATCTATATATTCTGATAACTCTCTTAAATAATCATCTTCACCAAACTTATACTCAATAGGTTCGTGCACTGTAAGGCTCGGAAACTCTACTGGAGTAGCAGTAATAGTTACAATATAGTCTTTATTAATCTTAACTCTACCATTTTTTTGAGTGGTAACGTTAGGATTAGTAGCTCCTTGACTTAGCTTATAACTGTATACTCTTTCAAGTAAAACTCCTCCGACTACACCTTTTACTTTTTCATAAAAAGCTGGATTTTTCTTATTTGTAATTACGGCATCAAATAAGCCTTCTCTTATATCGACTCCAAGCTTATCAGATATCATATTTAAAAATTCAACAGGTTTTTCTTTATCTGTATTTTGATATACGATATCTTTAGCTGCTATCTTATCTTCCTCTTTAGCTTTTTTCCAGCCTTTTTGGTCGACTTTAAGAACTTCCATAGCTCTTTTCTTAGTTTCTCTTTCTGAGATTCCAGCGCCTTGCCAGTCAGATAAGTTTATTTCTACTTGAGGTATTTTAATTTTTTCCATCATATTCATTTTAGCTCCTTTTCAAAGTTTTCTATGATTTGTTTGTTATGATTAATCCAATCAACAACTGTTTGATTGTTTTCGTGCATTTCACCGGGTTCAATAGACCATTGGTGTAATTCCACTATCGCTCTGGCTTGCATGATTTTAGACTTATCTTCGTCTGAAAAGTTTGCTGGCCATTTGGATCGGGTTTTTGAGTCCTTCGTACGTGACGTCGATGAACTCGATATGCTTTCCGAGTTTTCCATTCAGTTCCTCTATTTTACTTTCTAATTGATACATTTTAGATTCCATTTGATTTAACTTATCCATAATGTCATCATTATTATACATGCTCATTCGTGCTCTCCTCCAACATCTTTTTCATCTAGTTCATATCTTTTACCATTCATATAAATTGCTCTCGACCTACTAGGAGTATGATATGTCCAGTTCATAGTCCTTGCGTTATGAAATGTTGCTACTGTTACTACGATAGCTCCTATTATAAAACAGTGAGCTATGGCCGTAAGACCGAATATCCACATGCTACCAAAATACATAGAAAATGCTACACACCACATCCAAGCCAATATTTGCATCGCCATGTGTCTCACGTTTAAGTCAGGTATATTTTTTAACGGGTTGTAATTGTGGTTCATTACAGCGTTCCAACTATCAACAATAAAACTTCTCACTTATCATCTCCTTCTTTATCCTCTCTTACAACTATCTCTATAGGTTCTTCCATATCGCACCAGTCACATTTTACACCTTTTTGAAAGCCCATTATATCTTTTTGAACATAGCAATAATGTTCCCACCAGCCTTCTTTCATTATTTTTCCCACCTGTAAAATATGTGATTAGCCACTACCAGTGTTTTCGTTTTTTGTTTACGCCATGCTGGAAATACGTAGTCAGCATGATAGTGTGTTGCACCTTTTGTAATATCTTTGCTGTATGAACCAAAGAAAACTTTTTGAGCTATTGCTAGAGCAATTCTATATACATCAATATCGTATAAAGGTATCTCATCGCTCTTGCCATCGCAGTACCAGCTAAACTGACATCTATGTCTTATAGGTACAACTTTACCATGTTTTTCGTACCACCACTTACTGGTTGGACCTTGTTTGATAACTTCACAATGTGAATTTGGAAATCTTGGATCTCCAACTCTGTTGTCAGTAACTAGTGCAACTGCCCACATACCTTTTACTGGCTGATTACGGGCTTCCCAATATATATTATCAGCCATACATATAATTTGTTTATGTAAGCTTTCAATCGGTTCAGACGCTGGTGCAGGTGGACTACAAAAACCTAAACCAAGGAACGCAATGCTAGCTGCAAGCATTCCTTTTAAGCTTTGAGGATTAACCATTGTAATCAATCCAAAAATCAGATACTTGACCAGCAACGTCATCTTGGTCCATGAAGTTGTAATCTTTACTTCTTAAATCTTCGCATCGCTTTTCAGCTTCTGATTCTGTTTCACAATCCATGATAATTTTTGCAGCCTTATCGTAAAACTGCTCTTCTAAATCCATCATTAAACTTTTAACTTTTGCCATTTTCAACTCCTTATTTAATTATTTAATGTATACATTATACCACAAAAAAATCGCTTTGTAAACAAGTTTTCACTTAACATGTTAACCGTGTATCCTTTTGACCAAATCTTTATAAGATAATTTTCCAAACCTAGGAGAACCCAAACCATAATCTCTTGGAAATTGTCCGTTTATTGGAAATCTTTTTGGTTGTTTATTTGGAGACCTGTTAGCATTGTTTCTGCCAAATTCTGAATTTTTTTGTAATCTAATAACCATAATATAACTCCTTAATTTTTAATTTTATAGTTATATTATATACTAGTTTCTTTGAGTTGTAAACAAGTTTTCACTTAATGTGTTAACTATATTTTTTCCATAATTTATGTAATACGTAGAACCAAATACCGTTTATCGATGGCTCTATTAATGCGACAGCTCCAGCTTCCCATAGGCTCGCACCAGTGACCCAATATACTACGCTCATGGCGATGAACACGTGGCCAATCGTGTATATTAGTGCTAGTAATAAACTGTCGTATTTCATCAGTTTTTTAATCCAATCTGTCTTCGGTTTCGACTTCAAAGCTTTACGCCACTCCGGACTTTGTCTTAATTTCCACAGCATCCAGTCGTAGTATCTTTCTGGTTCTGGACCAGGGTCTGGTAATTCAACATATTGTCCTGTTCCTGTCATGTCTTGTGTATATTTATTCATCATCTCTCCTTAAAACATATTTTATATTGCAATACCCGCAAACTGCTTTGCCATCGACCATAGTATAATAAACTCTTGGATGACCAAAATCATCTCCTCCATCACAGTAAAATTCTTCTTTATCGATGTAAATAACTTGTTGAGTCATAATTAAAACTCTTTTATCATTGGAAATATCTTTGATATCGCTTCACTACAAGCTCTTGCAACTTCCATACATTCTTTTTGGGTGCCGTTAGCTGAACGTAATTCTATAAAGTGAATCCAGCTTCTTATCGTACCGTTCATGTACAATCTTGATTTTATTAATCCTTCCGGTAAGACCGCTCTCGCGACTTCCTTAGCGATTCCTTTCTTGATAGCTTGTTGATAAACTTTTTTGCACATCCATATAACTCTTCCTTGTTCTCTCTCCCAGTCAATTTGGAAAGTCCTATCATCAACTTCGATACTATTTTGTCTATTCTTTGCATCTTGCATTCTCGCTTCTCGTGTGACAAATTCTAACTCCTCTACTGGATTTGCATATCTTTGACTAAACTCTTGAAAACTAAAACTACGGTGTCTTAGTAACTGTCTAGCTATATCTCTAGTAGTTTCTATCTCTATACAAGCGCTTACCATTTCAAATGGAGACCAATGCTTATGTTTAGCAAGATACTTTAATAATTTTTCTGATGTTTCAGTGTTGTTTTGATTTGATGGATTAGAAACTCTTGCGCAAAAAGCTATCAGATCCTGACAATTTTTTGGCATGTCTTTTTTGTATGTAGTAAACTCTGAAGGTTTACTGTAACTAATTAGTTTTGCTATCATGTTGTGCTTTCATTTGTTCTAATAAACTTCTGTATTCTCTAATTACGCCTAGGCAATTAGGAATATCATTTCTATAATTTATCCAATGAGGCTTATGGCTTTGATTCCAAGTATGACCATCGGCCTGCATTAGATTTTCAGATAAAGTTTTTTCAAGTTTATTTAATCTTTCTATATCATAAAACATTATTTTATCCACCACCATACATTATCAGGTCCAGTTTTAAATTTAGTTTTATGGTTTGATACAGCCATTTTAACTTGTAATAGATCTATATCATGACCTGAGACCATTCCACCTTTTTTTACTTTATTTTTCCAAAGATAAATGTCTTCATTTACTGAATGAAAATCGTGACTAGCATCTATAAAAACAAAGTCTAAACTTTCATCTTCAAATTCATTTACAGCTTTGTTACTAAAGTTTCTTATTAGGTTAGCTCTTCCATCGTAGTCCTTACAAAAATCTAATAATTCTTGATACCAATACCCAGGCTCTATTTGTAGCAGCTCTTCTGTATTTTCAATCTTTCGAGACTTCCAAATTATATCAGGAATAAAAGTGTCTACGCCTGTAAGAGTTAAGTTAGGACACGTGATCATCAAGCTTTTAAAAGTTGGACCTTTAAGAATTCCAACTTCAACACCTTTCATCTTACTATTACCAATAAATTCTGACAGCCAGACTGCTCTTTGCCTCATGTAATCTGGTCTTATCATAATTTAAAATCCTTAAATCTTTTACCCGTATCAGTTTTATCAAATACTGGAGTATCATCAGTTAAAGTTTGCTCGGCTTCTTCTACGTCATAAAGTCTCATCTTACTTCTATCGACTCCAATGACAAATCTTTTATATTGAGTTGGATCGTTGTATCTGTTCTTTAATTGTTTTACCATAAATTGGCCTTGTTGATCAAGTTCTTCGGTAGAAATAAGAGCAAACATCAGATCCGCGGTTGCGGGTAATCCAAAAGACTCACTTGTATCTTCAAGCCCAATATCCGAGTTAGAATAACCACTACGAGTCGTTTGCGTTGCAGAGAAGATCGGTATGTCGAACTCGACCGCAAGGCCACGTAATTCTTCAGCAATTGCTTTAATGTAAGAGTATGAATTGATTGCACCACCCATTCCTTTCATTCTTGAACTTGCACATATATTTAAATAATCAATAAAGATTAAATCAGGTTCAAATTGTCTTTTTAATTTTAACTCATTTAATAGTGCACGAAAATGGCCAGCATGTGCAGAACCGGTTGGATATTCTTTTATAATTAATTTACCAGTAGTTTTCTTTGCAATATTATTTACCATTAAAGTAAATCTATCTTTTGATATTTTATCGAGTTGATCAATTGGAATATCAAGTAAATTAGCATCTATTCTTTCTGCAATTCTTTCTTCAGCCATTTCCATTGTAATGTATAAAACATTGAAACCTTGTACTAAAGCCGAGGAAGCCACATGGCACATAAATAAAGACTTACCGACACCGGTACCAGCGAGAGCAATATTAAGAGTTTTACGTGGGACACCACCTTTTGTGATTGAGTTGAAGTATTCCAAATCGAATGGAAGCCTGTCTTCTTCGGTATGATAGAATTCATATCTTTCTCCTGCATTTTCTACATAATCATGACCAACTTTTAAATCAAAGCCAACACCTAAAGCTTTAGTAAGTAAATCAGGTAAAGCACCTTTTGTTAATTGTTCATGTTTTCCATCAATGATGGATATTGATTCCATAATTGCAAGATATATTGCACGGTCTTGACACCACTTTTCAGTAGTATCAATTAACCACTTATCATCTACTTTTTCACCAGTAAATAATTGTGGTACAATATCCATAGCTAAATTATATTGTTCATCATTTAATTTATCTGCATTGTCAAGTTCTATTTTAAAAGCTTCAGCATTTGGTAGTTTATTATATTTAGCAACAAACTTACCGGCTTCTCTAAATAGTATTCGGTATATGCCTTCAAAGTAATCTGGTTTGATGAAAGGTAATACTTTACGCATATACTTTTCATCAGTTAACAAATTACGTAATATAGTTTGTTCAAGGTTAGTTGGCATTATTTTCCTTTAAGTCTCTTGTCATTATTTCATGTAACATTGTACCTGCAAAAACTTGCAGATCAACATCTTCTTTTTTAAGTTCAGTATCTGGTGTGTAAATTATATCAA